AGACATTAGATCTTCACCAGTTTCAACCTTACCGCCAACAAATGCCCAGGTTTTGTCGTACCTGTCGCCCTTGCGTAGTAGGAATAAACTTCGTTTTGTAGTAGTACTAAAGAATAAAGCACCCACGCTCTGGTTTATATTACCAGAGCCCAGTCTCCTGCCTTGTACTCGCCCTCGTAACTCTTTACCCAAGTTGACCCTGTCCATTTATATTGAATTCCTGTAGTGGTATTCACTACATAGTGTAAACCCTGATCAGCACTGCTGTCAAATGAAACTTTCCAACGCACCCCGTCGTACTCTATTATGTCGTTTGTGCCAGCTATAAAGTCAGCACCGGTTGAACTTTTCCAAGCGTCTGGTCCATCAGTGTTTTCAGTACTGCCAATGTTTTTAAGAATAAGATATCTCTGTCCAGCTGCCGCAGCAGGCAACCCGGCGCCTGGGCCTTTCTTGTGTGGATCAATGATGCGGTCCACACTATCAAAGTCACTGGTAGGGATAGTATCAGCGTCAACAGTAACCAATAGTTTAAAATCATCAGTAGGATGATAAGCAACTGTACCAACAACTTCCCCAGAGCCAACTTCCAATCTTACCTGACTGATACCAGCCTGAAGATCACCGTACTGATTAACAACAGCTCTCCAGGTTATATCTTCTGTGCCAACCTTTTCTGGCGGATCGTTCTCCGGAGAATAATTTAACTTATTTGTTATCGTTTCGTTTCTATCCAGGATTTGTAATACGTTACCTACTAGTAGCACGCCAAAGTTCATAGGAGAAAACTTCATACGAGTTCCTAGTAACATATTATTATCTATAACACCATCACTGATGCTACCACTCTCATCATATATGCTAGCTACAATTTTTTGTACAACACCCAGCTTCTTAACTCTAGCAGGTGGTGTGATCCAGATAGGAATGGTAAACGACAATGTAGCAATATCAATTTGATCATCTGTGCCAACTGGAATAGCGCGATTGCTCCAGTTTACATTCTCAAGTTCAATAGTACTTAAACTGGTCCAATCCAGATAGTTATCAGTGCTCTGAATTTCCAAACTGGGTCTGAACAAGACTAATATCTGTTCTAACAACTGTAGTTTCTGGGTTGTATTGCTGGTCCAGATATCCACATTTAAGTTCAATGTATAGGGAACAGGCATTACACGCTCAACTGTAAACGCATTGCCCTGTTGTGTAGTATATTCGCCAGTATCCTGATCCAACTTACGCATCCGGATATGACGCTTGTCAACAAATGTAGGATCCTGTATTCTATCTCTGTTGAACTCTAGTCCAGTGACATAGCAACTGATCATGGGAGTAGGAATAACTTTGTTCTCGCTATTCTCTCTTATAATACTGGAAACCGTACGAGTGGCATCACCGTAGCGAACTGGAACAGTTACAAGAGTGGTATTGCCTTCCCTGTCCTTGCCATACTCAACTTGAAAGTTGCTAAAAGCACGAATAAATTGTACTAGGAAGCGTCTTATCTGCTCATCGTAGAAAAATGTCTGTGCCATTACTCATCTTCCTGTGCGCCAAGTATCTGGCTTAGACCCTGACGCTGTGATATGATCTGATTATCATCTGTTGTGGTAGTGTTACTATTATTAATAAATCCATCCAACAACGTAGCGCCGGCACCGTGTGTTGTGCTTGTGCGTCTGCTATCCTCAATCTTAACCCAACGAGAACCATTATAACGGAATAGTCTGTTTGGCAAGAAGTCTAATCGTAATACATAGTCGCCCTCAATAGCAGTGCTTGGGAAACTAGTAGCCGCAGTAACTGGATAGCCGTTTGGTGCCAGCCCGTCACCAACTAGATAACCATCATAGCCTGGAGCCTGTGGTGTAACTCTTGTATTATCGCTGTCAATAATCTCAGAGTCTGTAGTTATAATGGTTTCGTCTGTGGTATGGCCAACAGGTTCTAATGGATTGCCGTTTGAGTCCGCTGGAGTAGTATAGAGCATACTAGTGTCATAACCACTTTTGGGTAGATTCTTTTCAGCTTCTGTAACGATAGCGGTTGTTACTTCCAGCTCTTTCTGATATGTACTTAATAGATCGCGTAGTGTAGCACCTGTGGATTCCCCAGTGCTTTCATCTACTTCAATCTTATTAAGAATGTCTGTGTATTCCTGACTGTCTACTAGTGGTGTACATTTAACACGCCAGAGATGTGGCCACCAAGTTGGAGAATACCCTTCGCTAGGACGGGTTCCCTCTTGTACCACATAATAGCGTTTAAGGGCTGTTGCTAGTTCTGTATCTAGACCTGAGTAATCTTTTAAATGCGGCAACTCTAATACGTCACCGGCCATAAGTTTACGCCCTAGCGCAGTTACCATATCATTAAGATGGAAACTTATAAACAGTGTATCATTCTGCAAGAACAGCCCAAATTGGCTAAGATCAAAGTCAGTATCAGCAACGTTGTATATACCACGTAAACTATAGATATCCTGATCATACTTGCGATCGCGGTTCTCTAAAAATAGTAAATCTTGTATGGCTAGCGGATCTTCAGCTGAGTTATCCCCAGTGCCAGTTTGGTCCAGCAATCCCAGATATTTGTGAACATGGATACCAGTGCCACCAATTGTATACATTTCATGTATTCGGCGGTCCATGAACTTAAAATCTAATGTATGAGCACCGTCGCGCCACATCGATAACCTAGGAATCGTCTTTCTCCTTTATACTATGTATTTATTGAATTTTCAGATAAGAAAAAAGGAGGATTATTTTTTATAGGAATGGTTGACTATCTGGGTAGCCGTGCTATTATACGGTATAAGTTGGCAATGAGCTAAGTATGGTTAAGATAGTAGATATTAAAACTCGAAAAGAAATCCCCATTACTGAATTTCAGCGTGAATGGGTTGAGACCGTAGCTAACGAATCGGTTGACAATCTAGATATTGCTGATATAATGGGATTAATCGAAGGTATGGAGGCCTACCATGGCAATGAAGACTCGCAAGCGTAAAATTGTTACCCGTACCCGTAAGACTGGGGCGGCTGCTATAAACCCTGACCGTGGATACTCAGTATTCCTCAGGAATTTCCATATGGAAGTGGAGCGCAAGGATAGCTCGGCCATTGTTAAAGGACATGTGCGTAAGGCTTACGATAAAGCAACTGCCGCGGCAATTCTTAAGAACCCTGAATATATGTGGAATACACAGCCTATCGCTGCCTGGTGCTACTGGACCAGCATGTATGCTGATAAGCCCTTTGCTAAGGGAGATTTTGGTCCATGCGCCGGCGCCCTCAATGACGAGGATGCCTATAACAAGAGCACAGAATACAACAAAAATAAATTCGCAGAGCTTGCCAAGACTGGCAAGTTAATCGTACGAGAAGAAAAGAAAGAAGAAAAGAAGAAAGCTACCGTGTACACTCCTAGTATCCAGGAGCGTATGCGTGAGCAGCTTAGTGACATCATTGGTCAGTTTGAAGTATGGCTGGATGAACAGCCCAGTAAAGAACTGCCTAAGGTGTTTGAATGGCTTAAATCCAACACTGTAGCACAAGCTCATATCAGTAAGATCCGTAGCTACTATGAGCCCATCCAGGCGGAGTTCAAGATGCTTACCAGCAAGAACTGTCCGGAAGACCTGGCAGAAGGGTACAGGCACCTTAGTAAGGCTGATATCAAGCAGTATCTTGCTTGGTTTGATGCGATTTTTGCTGACCTTGATGCGTATGCTAATCTCAAGCGAGCAACACGTAAAACCCGTGTAAAGAAGACTCCCAGCAAGGAGAAGCTGATCAGCAAGCTCAAATACAAGAAAGATGACAGCCGCTTTAAGATTGTTAGCATTGACCCTGCTAAGATCCTGGAAGCTACTGAGCTCTGGGTGTTTAACACTAAGACGCGGAAGCTGGGCAAGTATGTAGCAGAGCCTAACATGACATTAGGTATCAAGGGCACCACCCTACTTTGCTACAGTGAGCATGCTAGCGTACAGAAGACACTCCGTAAGCCCGAAGAGAAGCTCAAGGAGTTTAACAAGGCCGGCAAGGTTGCCCTGCGTAAGTTTCTTGAAGATATCAACGCAGTGGAAACCAAGATGACGGGTCGTCTTAATGCAGATACAGTGATTCTTAAGGCTGTGTAACTAATATGCCATAGTGTGGATTCATATAAATACACTAGCAAAGGATCCACACTATGGCAGTTGATGTTACTACTCTCAGAAAAGATATACAGGACTACATATACCTTCGTTTAGGCGGAGATATGGTAGATGTGGAACTTGATCCAGTACATTATGATATGTGTGTCAATCAAGCCCTGCGTCGTTATCGTCAGAGAGCAGGCAACAGTGTAGAGAGTAGCTATCTATTTCTACCCATTGTTGCTGAACAGCAAGAGTATGTATTACCCAACGAGGTAGAGAGTGTACGGCAGGTATTTCGCCGCAGTGTAGGTAGCGGCAATTCTGATACAGGCACTAACTTTGAACCCTTTGAAGCGGCCTTTGTTAACACTTACCTGCTACAAGCAGGCCGTGTGGGCGGACAAGCCACATACGAAATGTTTT